ATACGATATCACGACTTTTTGGACCGCTCCCCACATCATGCTACTTGTATGAAAATCTAAGCCTGATCTACAAACCACATACTCCCCCTCGTTTAGTTTTATTTTTTTTCCACCATAAATCGGATCTCCACCTCGTTCTGGTGCTTGTATACAGGTGTTAAATCGAACATGTATATGATTATCATCTAGATTCTTATCCTTATGCCCATGCAATTTGTTCCCCTCACTCATGACATAAATAAAGTCATGAAATCCGTGATCATTTCCATAGACACTAGTTTTTAAAGCGGTTTGTAAGTTCTCTTTCAATATAATTCGTTGTTCAATAGTCTTTATCGCATTAAAGGCTTCCTGATCGTCTTGCATTTCATTCACATCCCAAAAAAACTGTATTGTATACTGCTTCTTTTTATCGAATCGATGGAGGTTCTTGTGGATCCATTTCATGATGACTATTTTTTCTTCTTCTGTGACCACATTTCGATCACTCATATTTTTTATATAGTTAACAAAGAAAATTGATTACGTTTTATTATATTTTCGAATATAATAAAATGACAACTGGGATGTATAAGTGGACAGATGCTTATTACGGTGAGTCCTGCCTCTATAATTGCTACGATTCCTTGATAAAAGAGAAGAAAATACAAAGAGTACCTTATCAAGTTCATCCGCTAATGAATCATTCCTATATTTATGAGAATCCGAATCTTCTTATATGTCGTGACGTCTGTGTATTGACTGCGTATTCGAATACTTATGTTGCTGTGTTCATGATGTTGATGGCTTTAGTTTCTACAATGACATATTGTGCTCTTCAAAGGAGTATTCTTTTGGCTGTCGTTTTAATTTCTGCTCTATTTACTGCGCTTTATATTCTTCTTCATTCTTATCTAAAATTCTGACCATTTATCGGCATTTATTTATAAAAAGATATGACTACATAACCATTTTGTCCAGGTCCAGCAACCCCAGATGTGCCTCCATTACCTATTGTTCCTTGAACTCCAGAAGGCAAAGATGAATTAGCAGCAACCACTCTTCCTGAAGCCTGTGTAATAGTAGAAGTTGTACCACTTTTCAAATAAGTCGCACTAACATAAGAAGATCCACCTCCACCAGCCCCCATCGATTGTCCATTAATATTGTAATAATTTCCACCTCCGCCGCCATAATAACCACCACCACCGCCAGCACAATATTGGCATCCAGTTCCTCCTGTATACTGAGAGCCTGCAGTTCCAGAAGTTCCACCTGACGTAGCGGTTGGTGCCGCGCCTCCAGCACTTTGCGTGCCACCTTTTCCTTGAAATGTAACATCAACATCTCCACTTCCTCCGTCTCCTCCGGTTAATCCACCACCTGCGCCTCCTGTCAGCGTATATCCTGATGCAGATCCAGTAGCATGACCACCTCCGCCTCCGCCGCCGGCCGTTATAATATCGGCAGAACTTATTTGTATGGCACATCGTCCACCACCTGACGTCGCTCTCCAATTTGTATCTCCATTTAGCGCTGCACAACCTCCACCACCGCCATAGGTTGCTGTAGCCTGTCCACCGGCGAGAGAAACATTTCCTGCTTGTCCAACAATTACGGTCAGTACTGTTCCTGACGTCACATTAAGGCTTGCTGATGTAAACCCACCACCACCTCCTGACCCAAATATTACATTAGTTATATTACCATTGCCTGGTGTAGCTCCTCCTGCTCCCCATAATTGAGCGACCATATATGTAGTAGTTGCCGGAACAGTAACAGATTGATTTGCTCCTGTATATGCAAAAGTACTTGTTGAAATCAATGTCCCTGTGCTGCTAGATTTAAATTTATTTCTTCCAGAAACAGTATGAATGCTATTTAATGTGCTATATGCCATTCCAATAATAAATACGTATATTTTTTTTGTCGCAATATAACTAACGGCAACGGACTGTTGGATTTGAAACATAATTTGTATCATTATTTCAAAAATATATCCCTAAAATTCTGACCATTTATCGGCATTATATGAATTGATCTTTAATAATTTATCCGAGTTATCCTTCCAGAATTTGACCTTGGTTTCTAATGCCAATTCTTCTTTCGTTTTGGGAACGACAATATCTGGTTTGGCCTTCATCGCTGCTAAATCGGATTCTTTCGCCTTGGGTTTTTTTCCGAAGCAGTTTACGCCGAATTTCATATATGGATTGGCGATATATCCACCATTGATCCCAGGTCTTCCACAATCATTCTTATGGGTTTTTGTGCCTTGCAATTTATTCCACGTTGACTTTTGCGTAGGGAAGAAAATCATCTGCTTATCAGACCATCCGTAATTACACCAATCGGCACCATGATTATAAGCATCTTCGATTTGATCATATGTTGCTAATTTTGCGCCATAGGATGTGCATATAGATTGCGCATCATCATAAGTATATAAATTATTCGCAATATTAAAAACTTCATTCGTTTGCACAGGAATAGATGTTTTCACTACATTATTGGAATTGTCTATACGATTATTGGAGTTATCGACCATTTTTAGTGGTTTTTCAGGCACTTTATCCCATAAACGCTTTCCCGAAAATAAGTCAGAGATGGAGATACCAAGAATATACTTAAAAAAATCCACAATCAAGATCACGACGAAAAAGATCCATGCAATGTTCTCGACCACGGATATAAAAATAGGCTTTGTTTCTCTCGTCATGGGAATACGAAATAAATAAACCACAATATAAAAGCCCAACAAGAACAATCCGCTAGAAAAAATCGAGGTGGGTGCATTTACATAGTCTTCGACACCATGAAGAGTGTCACCAATGACATTCTCTTTTTTTGTTTCTGACAAAGAATAATAGGATGAAATCAACACCAAGAAGATAATAAAGAAGACAATGATATCCAGAATACGACTTAGTTTTAATTGAAAATTCGAAGACTCGCCATCGCGATTAAAAAAGAATCCCAATACAAAATAAAGTATGAAATATATGCCTAAAAACCATAAGATCAAAACCACATTGGATTTATTAAATATGGTATGAAACACATCTGTAAATTGGGTCTTATCTTCTTGTTTTGTAGCGGCCACTTTATTTCCAGAACTATCCTTTACATTAGTTTTATTTCCAGAACTATCCTTTACATTAGTTTTATTTCCAGAACTATCTTTTACATTACTATCTGAATTAACCATACCACAATATACTATACCAAGTTATTTTTTTTACGATAAAATAAACAGTACGCCATGGGCGATATTATATCGTTTTTATTCTCTACGATTTCTACGCTTCTATCGTTATAGTGTAACCACTTGTTTTCCGAATTCTTTACAAACGCCGTATAGTGTCCGCCCATAATACCACCCATGTGATTACAAATGCCATATAAATCATACTTAAATGTACTAGCACTATATCCTCTCACATATTTGGATAAGTCTAAATCGTCAATCGGAAAATCAATAACAGTATTTAATTTCCGCGTTCCACAAGGAGTAAACCGCTTTAATACGATGACTAAAAGTTTGGGAAAGTTCCAAAACGATATCTGCTTGCGTATATCCTCCTTTTTTCCGGTTTTCTCATTGAACCATGCGTTTTCACCCTCCAGTATCTCGGGTCTACAGTAAAATTGGAAACACTGATCTAGGTTGGCAGCAATCATTTGGTTATCCATGGTTGGAAGATCCAACATAAAATAACTCTCCGGCTTCATGGCCTGTGTTATTCCCGAATCCTTGGATATAATTTCGGATACGTAGATTCCATAAAACATATCCATCACTTCAGAATATTCCGTTGAATAGGACGTCTTTAACATTTCAAAGCACTTGATCGCCATTTCATCGACATTGCTTTCCGCTTTGCCACTAATTCTCATATTTACACTTCGGCAAATACTATTATGGAAACACTCAATAAAAAACAGTAAAAATTCGGGCATATCGTTTTGGACGAACCCAGTAAATAGGTCCTTGTTTTTTATTTTGGCGATTTCATGTATATTATGAACGAATTTCCGGGGCGTGACGACGCCATTGCCACTCCACATCACATTACGTAAATCGTTCCATTCGAGTAATATATTGGCGTCCGGTATATCCCTTTTTAAATGCGCTTCGTATTTATTCGAGTCTAAAAAATTATTTAATTCATAGGTGTGATTTAATACCTGCATGCATGCGTTTAGAAAACATGTGTTTCCCAAATTTTCCAGTCCGGTTAATCCCTTCCCTTCATACTTCGATAGATCCATTTTGTACGTGAAAAATTAATGTTTAATAAGTATATATAGACAATAATCTTTATATAGTAATTATAAATGGATAATCACACGAATGAAAACCTGGAAAATGAGATACAAATTATGTTAGAAGAATTGCTCGAAACATATATTGCACCACAAAACACGTTTCGTTTTCCCAGTCGCAATGGAACTAGCGCACAACAATATAACAATATGTATGTGATCAATTCTTTAAATCAAATCATGCGTACGTACAATGAAAATATAAGGGAATATAATTTGAATATGCGTAATTATTTACATACACTATCTAGTCTAGTGGCATATGAAAGAAATAGACAGGGGACAAGGGCACCGCAACCTGTGCCTAGGCAAAGACCGAGACAAGACACACGTTTTCTGTTTACCTATTTATTTCCCACTACGGATCTTTCGGGGAATCCATTTCGAAATGATTTCAGAGACGTCGTCGTTGCACCAACCGAAGAACAGATCGCAAACTCCACAAGATCGATAATATATGCGACAGATATGGGTTTAACGAACACGCGGTGTCCGATAACACTAGATGATTTTGTCAATGGCGATCTGATCCGTCAAATATGCCACTGTGGTCACTCCTTTGGTGAAACTGCTATACAAAACTGGTTTCGTACTAACGTCAGGTGTCCTGTATGTAGATATGATATTCGAACCGGTCAATCTATTGCATCGGATACATCAAATAATGTATATTTAGATATATCTTATAATATACAAAACATAACACACAACATAGCCTCTATTTTAAGAGATTATGTACTCGTCGATAACCAATTAGATGCGTCATCGAATAGAACATACACATTTGACTATACAACAGAATATTAATTTACATATAATATGTATATGATAGTTTTGATACGCGGGCATATCAGAAATTCTTTTGATAATGATAGATTATATCATTTATTAAAAGAGATTGACGATTTGTCTAGCATTGAATTGTATATCCAAACATGGCCTATATTTCAATCGAATATAAGTTGGAGAGAAATCATCCCGAATAAAAAACCTGTTACAGAAGAATTAATTCATGATTATTTTAAAGAGTTATCTAGTAAAATAAAGAAAATAATGATTCTTGACGATGACAATATAAAATATATTGGTGATATCAGTGGCAATGTTGGCGATTCGAAAGCACCTGTGATCGGATGGAAGAATATGTGGTACGGCAATTACGAAATGATAAACTATATAAAAAATATTCCGAACCCCGCGTACAAAAACGAAGTTATTGTAAATATGAGATTTGATATTCTGGATAATTCGCAAATTATATCAAGTGATCAGGTGGTCGACTTCGTAGAAAAGAATAAAGATTATTATAGTGAAACCAAAAATATTTTTATTTATTGCAGAGAACGGTGGGGCATTGATAATATTTATATAGGCAATATTGTTCCCATGCATAAGTTGATTACTTTATTTCACTATAAATTAGATGGAATAGTAGAACGCTACTTACCGTTTAAACACCAAGAATATTTAGTATTTTTTGTAAATAATGAATTGTTTCCACCACCACAAAAACCACTTTATCGGTGGGCGGATTCGAAAGAAATAGAGGGGTATTTCAGGTTGCGCAATTGGATATAATGCTATGAATATGAATGATCATGCTTTTTTACACCATTGCAATGGCAACGTTACCATGCGCATTTTAAATGCGCAAAGGTGTAAAGAACGTCGTGATCGTCTGGATTTTATTTTTCTCATTGGATATACGTTCCAACACCTTATCGAATAATAATGCTTTTACCTTTGCGGAGCAGTATTTTTCCTTGCGTTTCATAAAGATCTCGATGTCTGGAAATTCGTCCTGAAGTTTCTCGATCTCCTTCTTATACGTCTTAATCGCCGACTTTTTATTTTGCATCTCCCATATCGGTTCGAGTGCTAGTCCAAATAACTGTTGGAGTGGCTTCATCAATTGGTTCGTGATATAGTGATTATAATCAATGGCCAATTTATTGGCCAGAATGAAATCCGTGGTCTCGATCTTCTCGCCCTGAAGACACTTAGGATTTGCTGTTACAATATGTACGAATTTCATACGGTCTCCGGCCTTGGGTTTATTTCCTGGGTCGCGTTGGCCGATGCGATCCGCCAGCACTTTATGGGCAATCGCGCCCGGATTTTTATAATCACTACGAAGCGCTTTCGTGATCGTGAGTTTATCCATGCTCACGTTACCACATACGAGTTCATTGAGACATGCGTTTAGATATTCGATGGCGCCCTGAATCGTATTCTCACGTTTAGTATCCATCAATATTTTTAGGATGCCGCCATAAACGTCCTTCAAATAATCACATGAATCGCGTCGCTTTAGAGATAGACCCATGAACTTGAGTTTCCCCTTATTCGCATCCGTCTCATAAAGCATTCCGACATATCTCTTCTTCGAAAGCAGAATAAAGGGCATCAAGGTCTTCTCATAGGTGAGTTCCATCGGCGCCTTGAGAAAGTGTGTACATAAGTTAGCCACATCCTGGGCAATTTCGATGGTCGCCTCGAGCGCGGGCTTGCCCCTGATTTTCTCACCCGTCTTCGGATCTTCCAAATTAAAGGTAAAGAACACGCTATCTGTATCACCATAAACATACTCCGCATTGCATTTTACGGGGCCATGGACTTCGGTATCATATATCCGATTTCCATAGACCTCCTCGATAATACGCTTTGCATAGGTGATCGACATTCTACCATAAGCGGTTGTAGATGCAGCCACATTTTTTTGATAGAATGTCGAAGTCCTAGAACCACACTGTCCATAAAGTGAATTCGCAGTTACCTTATAACCGAGTTGACGCTTATCCAAAATATTTTGCATGAAGGGATCCTTTATCGTTTTGATCATTTTACGCGTATCCGCGCGGGCCTTCAATAGTTCCTCTAAAATAGCGGGCATGACACCCTTTTTATTGTCGGGAAATTGCGCCCAACGGCAGATGATTTTTCCTACCTTGGTCTTTTCGGCCTTGGACGTGGCCGCCTTTCGAATATACTTAAACGTATCGAATTCGATATCGATATATTGGTATCCTGGCAGATTATCATAGATGAAATTTCCACTGGCATCGCGCTCGCCAGTTGTCCCTATCAGTTCGCCACGAAGATTATATTCTTTGGTCCATACTTCACTATCATGTGAGAAGTTCTGACTAATCATCGAGGATGGATAGAGAGATGCATAATCTACACATGCTACAGGATTATCCATATACATTGCGCATTTGGGCGGTAGAACGATGGCTCCTTCATAACCATCTCCATCACCCTTCTTTTCTAGGTCGGGCATGAGCGTGTTCTTTTCTCGGCATTTCTTGGCCACATAACTCGTGAGTTTGATACCTTG